ATGAAGATGATGATTCTACTTCAGAAAAAGAACCATCAAAAGCTGAATTAAAGAAAATAGATAAAGAATTTAAAACTAACAAATTTGCTAAAAAATTATCTGATGAAGAAAAATCTAAGTTAGATAAAATTGAGGCTGGTATTAAGAAAAAACTAGCCAACCCAACCAAAGATAATATTGCTATTATTAAACAACTCATCAACAAACCAGAAATTAAAAAGTTGTTTAAAGATGGTGGTAAAGATCTTAAAGCATTAGTATCTGATATTATTGCTTAATATAACCCTATAAGGGACAGTTATGAGTCAAGACATAAAACAAATTATAAGGGATGAATACTTAAAGTGCGCTCAGGATCCGGCGCACTTTATGAAGAAATACTGCCATATTCAACATCCGACTCGTGGTAGAATTATATTCAACTTGTATCCATTTCAAGAAAAAGTACTACGTCTATGGAGAGATCATCCATATGACATAGTACTTAAGTCTCGACAGTTAGGTATCTCAACTCTAGTAGCAGGTTATTCATTATGGCTAATGTTGTTTCAAAAGGATAAAAACGTCCTTTGTATTGCTACTAAGCAAGAAACAGCTAAAAACATGGTTACGAAAGTAAAATTCATGTTTGAAAACTTACCTTCTTGGTTAAAAGTACCTGCTGAAGAAAACAATAAACTAACCCTTCGACTTAATAACGGATCACAAGTCAAAGCAGTTTCAGCAGCAGGTGATGCAGGTCGATCAGAAGCAGTATCACTCCTAATAATTGACGAGGCTGCATTTATTGAAGGAATTGGTGAAATATGGGCTTCTGCTCAACAAACCTTAGCAACTGGTGGTGGAGCAATTGTATTGTCTACTCCATACGGTACTGGTAATTGGTTTCACCAAACATGGGTTAGAGCAGAAGCACAAGAAAATGACTTCTTACCTATTAAACTTCCATGGTACGTTCACCCTGAACGTGATGATAATTGGAGGAAAAAACAAGATGAATTACTTGGAGATCCACGATTAGCAGCCCAAGAATGTGACTGTGACTTTAACACCTCGGGTGATACTGTATTCTATAACGAACAGTTAGACTTTATTTTAGCAACTTCTATTAAGGATCCCTTGGAAAAACGCGGTATAGATCATAACTTATGGATATGGGAGTTACCGGATTATACAAGAAGTTATATGGTAGTTGCTGACGTTGCTAGAGGAGATAGTAAAGACTCAAATTTCACCAAAGGAATTTGGTTACTTATTAGTAAGTATAGCAACAGAATATAATGATGCATTATTAGTTGTTGAAAATGCTAATATAGGATGGGCAACACTTGATGCTATTATTGAAAGGGCTTATAAAAATCTATATTACTCTCCTAAAAGTGATACTTTAAATGCTGAGTCATATTTAGAAAGATTAGATGACCCATCAAGAATGGTACCTGGTTTTACTATGAATTTAAGAACCAGACCTTTAGTTATAAATAAGTTTAGAGAATACGTAGGTGATAAAAGTGTTGTTATACAGTCTAAACGTTTATTAGAAGAAATGAAAGTATTCATTTGGAAAAACGGTAGACCTGAAGCACAATCTGGTTATAATGATGATTTGATTATGAGTTTTTCAATGGCAATGTATGTTCGTGATACTGCTTTGAAATTCAAAACCCAAAGCTTAGATTTAGCTAGAGCAACTATAAGTAACATTACAGCTATAAAAGCAAATTCACAAGGGAACTATACAATGAACGGAAGACCTAATCCGTATAATATGAATATTAATGGTCAGGATGAAAGTTTAAATTGGTTACTATAATATTTATTACAAATAATTTAATATAAAATGGCGGATACAAGTGTTTTTTCAAGGTTAAGAAAATTATTTTCTACAGATGTAATTATTCGTAATGCCGGTGGGAATCAATTAAAAGTAATGGATGTTAATAGCATCCAAAAAAGTGGTGAATTCCAAACTAACGCTTTAGTAGACCGATTTAATCGTATCTATTCTAGTAACAGCACATCTTTGTATGGTGCCCAATTAAACCTTAACTGGAGATACCTACGTACTCAAGTCTACTCAGACTACGATGCAATGGATACAGATGCAATTATCGCATCTGCTTTAGATATAATCGCAGACGAATGTACTCTTAAGAATGATATGGGAGAAGTACTTCAAATTAGAAGTAGCGACGAAGACACACAGAAAATTCTTTATAATCTATTCTACGATGTATTAAATGTTGAATTTAACCTTTGGTCTTGGATTCGTCAAATGTGTAAGTATGGTGATTTCTTTCTAAAATTAGAAATTGCTGAAAAATTTGGAGTATACAATGTTATTCCTCATATGGCTTACCATATCATGAGAGAAGAACATTATGATCCTCAAAATCCAGCTGAAGTAAGATACCGTTTTAGCCCAGATGGTTTTTCAGGTGGTGCTTCAGGTTTTTATGGTGTAACAGGACAAGGTAATTATAGTCCTAATAAACAAGATGGTTCTCTTTATTTTGATAATTACGAAATGGCTCACTTTAGACTAGTAGCTGATACTAATTATCTTCCATATGGTCGTTCTTATCTGGAACCTGCTCGTAAATTATTTAAACAATATATTTTGATGGAAGATGCAATGTCGATCCATCGTATTGTTCGCGCTCCTGAAAGACGTATTTTCTATATTAATGTAGGTTCTATTCCACCAAACGAGGTAGAAAACTTCATGCAGAAGACTATTACTCAGATGAAGAGAACTCCATTCCAAGACCCACAAACTGGTGAATATAATTTAAAATATAATCTACAAAACTCACTAGAAGACTTCTTTATCCCAGTTAGAGGAAATGACCAAACAACTCGAATTGAACCAACTAAAGGTTTAGATTATACGGCAATTGAAGACGTAGTTTACTTAAGAGATAAGTTATTTGCTGCTTTAAAAGTACCTAAAGCGTTTATGGGTTATGAAAAAGACTTAACTGGTAAAGCTACTTTAGCAGCTGAAGATATTCGTTTTGCTCGTACAATTGACAGATTACAACGTATTGTACTTTCAGAATTAAATAAAATTGCTTTAGTTCATTTATATACTCAAGGTTATAGAAATGAAGCCTTAACTAATTTTGAATTATCATTAACTACTCCTTCTATCATCTATGATCAAGAAAGAATTGCGTTAATGAAGGAAAAAGTGGATTTAGCTAAAAACATTATTGATGGTAAATTGTTACCTACAGATTGGATTTACGATAATGTATTCCACTTAAGCCAGGATCAGTATGATGAGTATAGAGACTTAATTGCTGAAGACCAAAAACGTATCTTTAGATTTAAACAAATCGAAAACGAAGGTAACGATCCACTTGAATCAGGTAAGTCATATGGTACACCTCACGATTTAGCAACTTTATACGGTTCTGGAAGATACAATATGGGAGTACCTGATGGATACGATAAAGACGAACCATTAGGACGTCCTGAAGAAAAAGCATCTACAATGGGTACACAACAAAGTGCTTTAGGTAAAGACAGATTAGGTAATGTTGGAATGAAGAAAGGAGATGCTACAGGTGAGGATGGTTCTTTAAAAAATAATTTTAAAGGTCGTTCACCACTTGCTTTAGAAACTAAAGTTAAAAATAAAACTTTATTAGAATCTTTAGATAAGAAATTGTCTCTTAAAAAAGAAGAATCTTCATTACTAGATGAATCTCAAATACGAGAATAATATCTTCATATATATTTATAATTAAAATATTTACTCCTGGAATGACTATTAAACATTCGAAGTATAAAAACACCGGTATCCTCTTTGAGCTTTTAGTGAGACAAATCACGGCAGATACACTATCAGGTGTTGAATCCCCAGCAACTAATATCCTAAAAAAATATTTTGGTAAAACAGAATTAGGGAGAGAATATAAGTTATACGAAAGTCTTTTTAAATATACTAACATCAGTGAGGCAAAAGCTGAAATGGTAGTTAGTACTATTGTTGAAAGTTCTA